ACCTATTGGACAAAGTTAGCAGCTAAAGGAACAGATGGTACTGATGTAGGTACTACAATAACAACACAAGGTGATTTACTTTACAGAGATGGAAGTGGATTACAAAGACTTGCTAAAGGTACTGCTGGACAAGCATTAAAAATGAATACAGCCGCTAACGCACCAGAATGGGGAACGATATCTTCTGACTTTGTAAGAATTGTAACTGCAGCAGGTGATGGTACTTCTGTATTAGATGTAGATAGTTGTTTTTCTGCTGATTATGAAAATTATTTAATCATTGGAAACATACACACATCAGCAGCAGCAAATGTAAATATTAGATTACAAAATGCTTCTAACACAGAAGTTAGTTCAGGTTATTACTACGCAGGAACACAAAATTATAGAAGTTCTAGTTCGAGTGGTGGAGATACTAAGTCTGCATGGAACTCAAGTCAATGGCAACCAGAAGAAAGTGTAGAAACAGAAACAGAAGGTTATGGACAAATTATAGTTCAAATTTCTAGACCCTTTGTTGCAAGTAGATATACTCTTATGCAAATTGATTATCATTGTTATGATGGTTCTACTTTTAGAAGTGTTCAATCGCATTGTTCATTAAGAGATGATGCCCAAATGGCAGGATTTAGATTTTTTGTAACAAGTGGAAACATAACATCTAGTTCTTCAATTAATATTTACGGAATTAAAAATAGTTAAGGAGTAATAATATGACAAAAATAAGAAAAGTATCACCTGATAATCCTGAAGGTATCACTAGAGATATGACACCTGAAGAACAAGCGTCTTATGATAGAGATGTTGCTAATGCACAAGCAAGAGCAACTGAACAAGCAGAAGCTAAAGCACAAAAAGAAGATTTAAAAGCTAGTGCTAAAGCAAAGTTAATTGCAGGTGAAGCATTAACTGAAGAAGAAGCAGATACAATAGTATTGTAATAATGAAAGATACCAACGAACTAAATATAGAAATCGAAAAGATTAAAGGTGAAATAAAACTTATTAATCAGACGATAAATGTAATTAAAGATAATCATTTAGTTCACTTAGACCAAAAAGTTAATACTTTAAATAGAGTAATGTGGACTGTTGGTTTTATGGTATTTGGACAATTAATAATTTTATTAAAGAATCTGATGGTAGGCTAAAATGTTTAAGATTCTAGCCACCGTATGTTTTCTTTCGGTTGGTATCAACAATCAGAATCTATGTATGCAAGGGTATATTCCTACAAATCAACCCTTAGAATCAGAACAACATTGCTTAGTAACAATCAAAGAAATTTCAGAATATGTCAATGAAGATTTTTTAGAAAGAGAAATTGGAATTTATTTACAATGTGTAAAAGAGGAGACAAATCATGTCAATATTTAATTTATTAACATTTGGTGTAAAAACAGCAGCTAATATATACCAAACAAGAAGAGAAACAAAACAACTTGAAGCTAAAGCTGAAAGAAATCATGTAGAAAGAATGGTAAACGGTGAAGTCGAATATAAGAAAGCTATTATTGCAAGTAACGATAATGGTTGGAAAGATGAGTTCGTCTTGGTTCTTATATCCATTCCTATTATTCTATTGGCTTACTCTGTTTTCTCTGACGACCCTGACATTCGTGCTAAACTAGACATATTCTTTGAATATTTTTCTAATATGCCATTCTGGTATCAAGGATTATTCATAGGAGTAGTTGGCTCAATTTATGGTCTTAAAGGTGTAGACCTAATGAAAAGGAAATAATGAAAATAAGCGAAAACACAAGCGTAGCATTGCCTATTAGAAATCTTTTAGGTATTATAAGTGCAGTTGCTATAGGTGTTTGGGCTTATTTTGGAATAGTAGAAAAATTAAATAAACATAGTACGACTTTACAATTAATGCAGTCGGACTTAGAAAAAAATACAGAATTTAGAATAGGCTGGCCTCGTGGAACTTTAGGTTCACTTCCAGCCGATTCAGAACAATTTATGCTTATTGAAGAATTGTATAAGCAAGTGGAAAAATTACAAGTTCAACAAGAAGCAGGTATGCACAATAAAGTTAACATTGAATTTCTTCAAAAGCAATTAGAAAAAGCTTTACTTGATATTGAAGTGTTAAAAGATAAAGTAAGGAAAAATGGGAGTTATCAATGATTGAAACAGTAATAGCATTATTAATGATTGTGAATAATGAAATACAAGAACATAGAATACAACCTTCTATGTCAGATTGCTTAAAAGGAAAAAGAATTGCCGAAAGACAATTAAAAGCTAATGGCAATGTTAGATATCAATGTCTAAAATCAGAAGCAGAAATTGAAATCTATTTAGATAAAAAGCATATCAAAAAACTAATATTAAAATAAAGGAGTACAATATGATAATATTCGGAAATACGCCTACAACTTGGATAAATAAAGGAAAAATATTTGTCGAGAATAACAAGAAATTAAGTATAGCAATTGCTATAGGTGTTGTTGCTATAATCATAGCAGCGATATAATGAGTAATCCTAAAGTTAATTCTTACGAAGCAAAAATTAAGAGTTTACCTAAACTTTTAGTAGATAAAGCTTACGAAATGCTTACGAGTGGTGAAAAGCTAACAGCTAGTGAACTAAAAGTTTGTTTAGACACGTGTAAAACATACGGAGTAGAAATAGATGAAGAACCTAAACAGACTATCACAGACGACTTACCATTTGATGAAAAGTAACTTTAGATGGATAGGTTTTAGTTTAGCATTTGTATCGGTATTAATCTTGTCGAGTACGAACATCAACTATCAATGGATTGGTTGGGTTCTAGCAAGTATCTCAACTATGATTTGGGTTTATGCGTCTCATCAAGATAAAGACTTACCACGCAAATGTATGGAACTAATGTATTTAACATTATCGCTATACGCAGCTTACAATTGGTTTAATTATGGTTAAAAAAATTACAAAACAAACAGAGCCAAGTGTAAAGAACTTTAAAAACTTTTTATACTTAGCTTGGCAACATCTAGCCCTTCCTTCCCCAACTCCCATACAATATGATATAGCAGATTTCCTACAGACAGATAATAGGAGATTAGTTATTGAAGCTTTTAGAGGAGTAGGAAAAAGTTGGATAACTAGTGCATTCGTTTGCCACCAACTACTTATGAATCCACAAAGAAATATTCTAGTGGTATCAGCAAGTAAAAACAGAGCAGATGATTTTAGTACGTTTACACAAAGGTTAATCTCAGAAATGCCAATCTTAGAGCATTTGAAACCAAGAGATGACCAAAGACATTCTAAAATATCGTTTGATGTCGCACCTGCAAGAGCTTCACACGCACCTTCAGTTAAATCTTTAGGTATAACTTCGCAGCTCACAGGTTCACGTGCAGATTTAATTATTGCAGATGACGTAGAGTCAGCTAATAACTCTCAGACACAATTAATGAGAGATAGACTTAGTGAAACAGTCAAAGAGTTTGACGCAATTATTAAACCTGATGTTGGTCGTATTATATTTTTAGGTACACCTCAAACCGAAATGTCATTATACAATGACTTAGAGGAAAGAGGATTTAAGACTAGAATATGGACAGCGTTATATCCTACAGATATACAAACAGTTAACTTAGGGGAAAAACTTGCCCCTGTTATTAGAGAAAAAATTAAAGAAGACCCTAAGATTAAGGGTAAGCCTACTGACCCAAAAAGATTTGATGAAGTAGACTTAATGGAACGTGAAGCGTCTTATGGTCGTAGTGGTTTTCAACTACAGTTCATGTTAGATACGACATTATCTGATTTAGAGAAATACCCATTAAAGATTAATGACTTAATGTGTGTCTCAGGATTAGAGTCTTGGAAAGAAGCACCAGCCAAAATACAATGGGCTAGTGGAACTGACCAAATAAAGGCTATAGATAGTGAATTACCTAACGTAGGGCTTAAAGGGGACTATTGGGTAGCCCCTATGTATATGAGTCCTGAATATGCTAAATTTGAAGGCTCTGTGATGTCCATAGACCCTTCAGGAAGAGGTGCAGACCGTACAGGCTATGCAGTAGTCAAAATGTTGCATGGAGTGCTTTATTTGACCGATTGTGGGGCTTTAGAGGGGGGTTATAGCGACATTATCCTCGAAAGGCTATCAACTATCGCAAAACAGCAAGATGTTAACCAGGTGGTCATTGAGAGCAACTTTGGTGATGGTATGGCTACAGCTTTATTAAAACCTATATTAGCGAAAATACACCCATGTTCAATAGAAGAGGTCAGACATTCTAAACAGAAAGAGTTAAGAATAATTGATACTCTTGAACCTGTTATGAACCAACACAGGCTTGTAGTTTCTCAGGAATTGATTAGGGAAGATTTCCGATTACCTATAGACCACCAGTTGTTTAAACAAATGACAAGGATAACCAGGGACAAGGGTGCGATTAAACATGATGACGCCTTAGACGCCTTATCTATCGCTGTTGCTTATTGGACAGAACGAATGGATAGAGACCAAATATTGTCATACAAAGAACACAAAGACGCCTTATTAGAAAAAGACTTAGATAAGTTTATGGAAAATGCTACAGGTAAAAAGGTAAGTAAACGCAGGTGGTTTTAATAGTACCCCTATTAGAACCAGAGGGGTTAAAGTCCCTATAAGTATATAAGGAGAACTATGAGATTACTATTAGTAATACTATTTGCTATTCTATATGGAACTACTAGTTATGCTAGTGATAGAAAGAAGGAATTTATTGATATGGTACAAGGCTGTATTAATGAAATTGACCACACAGTACAAATACCTAATAAACTAATAATAGGTATTGCAGCTCTAGAGAGTGGCTGGGGTACTTCTAGATTTACCATAGAGGGTAACAATCTTTTCGGAATACGTACATTTGACCTAAAGAAGCCTAATATGAAACCGTTAGACAACGCTAAGGCTGATTTCGGTGTAAAGGTGTACGACAATAAATGTGATAGCGTCAGAGACTTTGTGAATATTATAGAGAACAATTACAATTACTCTGAGTTTAGAAAATTACGTGATGAGGGTATGAACCTGTATGTGTTGATTAATACACTTACAGAGTATTCAGAGAACCCTAATTACACAACCATACTAGCCAAAGTAGTGAGGAACTTATGATAACAGAACTTTTAATCTTTTATGTAATACCAATGTTGAGTGTCTATTACCCTGTAAGGTGGGTATGTCGTAAATATTTTGGTAGAAAAATGTGAAAGGGTATCATTAGTCTTCCGGGCGTCTCTTTCCCCCTTTGACATTTCTTTTAGGGGCGATTTGACCCCTTTTGATTTCTTTTTGTTTTGGCTGTGGCGTTGCCTTTAAGTTTTTTTTCGGCTTTATGTTTCAAGTGGGGTCT